CAAATGCTACTGGAAACTTTATATCTAATGTAATTACAGCTCCATCTTCAACATCTAAAATGGGTGCTATTATTACTTATCAAGATCAAGTAGGAACAAATACATTAAACACAGATATAGTTTTACAAGTATCAGCAGACAATGGCAGTAATTTTGCTACTGCTACAATGACAGCTTTACCAGATTTTTCTACTGGTATTAAAATGGCTAAAGTAAATGATCTAGCTGTTACTGCTGGAACACAATTAAAATATAAAATAAGTTTTGCTAATCAATCTGGTTCTAAAGAAGCTAGAATAAGAGGCGTTAGCTTACAATACTAATGGCTAGAAAAAAAATAACACCAAAAGAGTTTAGCGAAATTGCTAATGGTGTTAGACTTTCATCACATGAAAAACTTTGTGCTGAAAGAATGAATAACATTTTAAAATCTATAGAAAGACTTGAAAAAAAAGTAGAACAATTAAGCGATCATGTTTCAACTGGAAAAGGAATAGTTAAAGTTCTTGTTATTCTAGGTAGTTTATTTATAGGAATTTTAGGCTATTTTAATTTTAAATGAAATTTATATTGGTAGTATGGGTTTGTACCTTTACTAGCGATCAATGTGGTCCACCAGTACAAAGCCCTACATTATATAACTCATGGAATGAGTGCGTTGTTGAAGCTTACAATTATAGTACTAATTTTCTTGCACAACAGAAAACAGAAGATGTTAATGAATTTAAATTAGCAACTAAATTTGCGTGTAAGGAAATAGAAAATGTTTAAAGGTCATAGAATAATAGTTATAGGGGATGCTCATGATAGTCCTCATATAAAACAAGATCGTTTTAAATGGATAGGTAAATATATTAAATCTGTTAAACCAGATTATATTATACAAATAGGTGACTGGGCATCTTTTGATAGTCTAAGTTTTTTTCAAAAAAATAGTACACAAGCAGGTAAGCTTAAAGATGCTTACATGATGGATATAGAATCAATGCGTAATTCTATAGATTTATTAGACAAACATATTGATAATGATTTAATACCTAGACACGTTACATTCGGTAATCACGAAGAACGAGTTTATAGGTTTGAAGAAAATATTCCAGAGATAGCAGGTATGATGAAGAAAGAGCTGCATGATTCTTTTGATACTCGTAAATGGAAACGATCTAGATATGGTGCTTTTAAAAATATAGGTGGTGTATCATTTACTCATTGTCCATTAAACATAATGGGTAAAGAGTATGGTGGTAAAAACTGTGAAGTACAGGTAGCTAATGATGCTACTAATGATATTGTATTTGGACATACTCATAAATTTAGAGATTGGAAAGCTCCTAAAATTGGAGATAAAAATTATGTTAGAATAGTTAATGTAGGATGTGCGTTGCCACATGACCATGTAGAAGACTATGCTAAGATGAATTTAACTGGGTGGTCTTGGGGTATAGTTGAACTCGGTATCTGGGATAACCATATACAAGAGAGTCAATTTATATCTATGGATAGACTGGAGAAAACATATGATAACTGATGGTACAAATTTTGCTAAATATAATAATTTTAGTAGCAACGAGTTTAAATGTAAATGTTGTGGGAAATTAAAAATTTCCGAAATAGTTTTAGACTTTTGCCAGGCATGGCGTACTCATATCCAGGAAGGTGTTACAATTACTTCAGCTTACAGATGTGCAGAACATAACAGTAAAGTTAGTTCTACTGGAGATGATGGACCACACACTACAGGTTTTGCAGTAGACATTTCTACTTCACCACAATTACAATATAAATTAATTGACTTTGCTTTACACTATGATCCTAAACCTACAGGTCTAGGTATAGCAAGATCGTTTACTCATCTTGATTGGTTAACAGCAGATGTTGATCAGAAGTATGTAGTAAGACCTAACGTATGGAAATATTAATATGTGGTTGAGTGCAATAAAACTTGCAATGAATGCTGGTTCTCATGTATATAAAAAAAGACAGCAAACAAAAATGTTAATGGCTGATGCACAAATGCGTCATGCTGAAAAGATGAGCAGTGGTGAACTTGAATATAAAGCGAAAATTATTGAGAGCAATGATAATGGTTGGAAAGACGAATTTGTATTGGTGCTTGTATCTTTGCCTATGCTTTTATTGGGTTGGTCTGTTTTTTCTGACGATCCAGAGATTCGTAATAAATTAGATTTATTTTTTGAGTATTTTAAAAACCTTCCATATTGGTATCAAGCAATTTTTATAGGTGTCGTTAGTGCTATCTATGGTCTTAAAGGTGCTGACATTATGAGGAAGAAATGAAAATTTCTGATAATACTTCGGTATCAATGCCAGTTAAAAATATGATTGGTATAGTTATAGCAGTTGCTATGGGTGTATTTGCATATACAGAAGTTACAGCAAGACTTACATCATTAGAAACTTCTAGAGAATTATTTGAAAATGATTTGCTTAAAAAATCTGAGCAAGTACCTACTGACCAGGAGCAGCATTTTTTATTAGAAGATCTTTATAAGACTGTAGAGAAACTACAATCAACTCAAGAAATGAATATGACTAATAAAGTCAATATAGAATTTTTAAAATCACAACTTGAAAAAGCGTTAGGTGATATTGAACACTTAAAAGATAAGGTTAGAGCAAATGGAAAATCTTACTGAGGTAGTTATAGCTTTACTTATGATTGTTAATGGAGAAATCAAAGAACATAGAATCCAAGATACTATGTCTGATTGTTTAAAAGGTAAACGTATAGCTACTAGAGAAATTAATAATAATGTTGAATATCAATGTATTAAATCTAAAGCTGAAACAGAAATTTATATGGGATCTAAATCTATTAAGAAACTTATATTAGAATAGTATGTGGTGTGTAATCTGGAAACAGAAAGATCTATATCAGATGTTTACAAATGTAATATTTGATTCTGAAAAGAAAGCTACTGAATTTAAGAATCAACAGAAGTCTATGCGAAAAGCTCATGATTGTAGAGCTGTACCCTATATGTACGATTACTTTAGTGGAATGAGTAATTTAAACCATTTAAATAGCTCTGAGAAGCCACAGGATAGCTAAACAGACTACATTCGGTATCAGTGGGTACATTAATAATGAAAGCTCTATACGTAGCTCTATGACAGTTTATTGCCTGTTTCAATAAAGTGTTCTGATTCTAGCTCAGCCAAAGCTCCACGCATTAAATCTATAGCAAATTTCTTATTATTATAGTTGGATGCTATCTGCATTACATTAGATACCAAAGCAACTTGAGCTGCATCTATATTATTACCCTTAAGTAAATCAATTGTTACAGTATCAGCAATATTATCAAAGAGATCTATTACTTCTTTGTTAGATACTTGCCTTGCTTTAAATATATCTTTTAAGCATATTATTGTTTTCATAGGTAAATGTTATTATGAAATTCGGAAGCTCACACCTCACATAAAAAAAAGTAAACACCAAGTAGAGTAAACCATGACAGGTGTATATTACTATTTAACCTTACTGGACTACTTGATGCTTACTAATTATCAAAGCATTGGATTTTTTTACTTAGGTAATCACCCTAAGACTGGACTATTTAAACACCTCCAGTTCTCTATTTAATCAATGATTGGTGTTCCAATAACTTCTATCTTTCTATAGAAAAGAATTTTGTATCTGTAGGCGTACTCAATTCAAAATATTCATACGCCCACAGTTCACAACAGATGTAGTTACATACTACGTGTTAATTATTAAAAGGTAAATTAACTTAACCTATTAAAACTGGTCATCAAAATCATCTGATGGTTTAGACGGCTGTGCTGTCTTTGTACCAGATGGTTTGTCGCCAACCATTCTAATGCTTCCTGTAAATCGAGGTACTACAACCTCAGTTACAATTCTGTTTTGATCGTTAGAATCTTTAAACTGTCTAGTTTCTAATTCACCTTCGACATATAATAAAGTTCCACTCTTAGCATATTTTTGCATAGTTTCTGCAAGTCTTGGATCCCATACAACAATCTTATGCCATACAGTATTTTCTTTCCATTCACCATCTTTAGTCTTGTACTTTTTATTAGTAGCTAAAGACAGGTTAGCAAAAGACTCACCTTTTTTAGTTTGTTTTATTTCTGGGTCTGCTCCCAGTCTTCCTATCAACATTACTTTGTTTATCATTGTTTAACTCCTTTGTATTGATTACAGTTATGTTAGTTGGTTTAGCATCAAACTTAGCTTTCATTTCTTGTACATATTTGTTGTTATCAAACAAACCAAGAAACACATCAGCACTGATACCAAGATGACTAAAACCTTTGGTCATAGCATCTGTCATTGCTTTCTTTGGTGCTTCATCATCTAGTCCACCATTCTTTTTGTACAATGCTTGTACTGAAGATACTGGACCAAACTGATTCCATTCTAAGCTAGGTTCTTTTCTGTATCTTATTGATACTTCTGCAAATACATTTTTATCTGTATAAGTATAATCTACATTATAAGCCCAACCCAAACCTACTGGACCAAACATACCAGTCATAACTTGTATCTGATACATTGGATCTATAGTAGTTAGTTCTTTACCACCAAACTTTGTAAATGCTTTTGTGTATTTAGGATTAGTATTTTTTACTTGATCCCATATCCAAAAGTTTTCTTCTTTTCCTGTTCTCATTATATACCTTTCTGTGTGTATTGATTATTAATATGAGTCTTACTTACTACATAAACATATGCAGAACGCTTACTAGCATTCTTACGTTTATCTTTTCTTTCTATCTTATCTTGTTTATATAGTTCAGTTACTCTTGGTCTTACAGTAAATGAAGACAACCCTAATAGGTCAGCCACCTCATCTGCTGTTGCTCCAAAGTTACCTTTGTTTGCGATAACATTGAATACTTTAGCTCTTATAGTATCAGCACCTTCTTTTAATAGTTCGGCAGCTTCTACTGATGTATCAACTTTCTGACTGCCTGGTGAGTAAGGGTATGATTTCTCTACCATTGTTATGCTCCTTTATATCTTCGTTGAAGTTATTGAAATCAACAAAATCTGGTGGTGGTGTTTTGGTTTGTACTAAATGCCAAAACAATATTTCAACAGATTCTAATTGTTTTTGAAATGCTTTATCTGGAAGTACTTCAGCTAGTCCCCATTTCATATTACCAAAGAACATAGATAAATACATTTTGTCTGCACCATATATCATTAGGTAATGTTGTATTTGTGCTTTGTATTTTTCTGCTGTTTTAAGTTCATTACTGAATGCGTTGGTGTGTTTACATTCTAGTAATGCTTTTTTTTCTTTGAGTACACCATCTATATTACAATACATAAATGGATATTTTTTAGATTTGATAAACACTTGTTCACCTACAACTTTAATACCTGTTTGTTTTTCAAACCAACGTATGTTAAAGTCTTCGGTATGTACTCCCATTTGTACTGGTAAAACATTTGAGAGATCATCTGATTCTTTCTCTCCAATTTTTTCTAGATACAAATCGTGCCAGTTACCATTGTAAAGTCTGGTGGCATCTGATCCACCAATACCTGTCTTACGATCAAAGTCTTTGTTCATTTATTCTTCCTTTCAATGTCTTCTATCATGTTGTGTATTTCGGTATAAATCCATTTAAGTTCTTGTATACCTAACAATGCTGCAATTTCTGTAATAGCATTCATTCTTTTTTGTTGTAACATTCTATTTTTATTTCTATCTATTAACTCAAAGTGTTCTTCTTTTTGTTCAGCCATTATCTATTCCTATATATATTTCGGAAGCTTAAACCTACACGAGTTGCACCCTTTCGTTTTATGTCTTCCCATTTCTTTTTTTCTTGTTGATTGTGTTTTCTTCTAAGACTATCTAATTGTTTTAAGATCTTTTGATTTATTTTACCTGCAAACAATTTGGTAGCAAAGTCTGTATATACTTTATCATCATACTCAATATTTTTATAGAATTTTAACAATGACATCCACCATGCTTGTTGTCTAACGTGATAAGGTGTGTAGTCTATTTCAACTTTCGGTTTCTGTTTTTTCATGTGTAGATGTCTTTCCTTGTTCTAAACTTTTAAGAGCTGTTTTAACTTTATCTGAATCTGTATCAAATTCTTCAAACATAGATTTCATCTTAGTTAAATAATGTACAGCGTCTAACAGTTCTTCGATTGTTTCATCTACCCATTCGGACATAGGTCTTTTGTTATTAGACATAGTCTTACCAAACTTTTCCATACCTTGTATATGTCTATCAAGAATTTTCTTGACTACGATATTTACAATAGGATCGTTTGTTATGTCACCAGGATTTAAGTCTGGATTAATTGTCATGTTTTACCTCTTTTATTTTTATTACAATTTCGGCATTTAGTGCTTCTGCCCAACAACAGAATAACCAGCCACTTGGTTTTCTTATACCACACTCCCATTTTGATACAAGTCCCTTAGCTACTCCTAATATTTCATCCATTTCTAATTGTGATATACCCATATTTTTTCTTATCTTAACAAATTGGGGTATCACTTGATTATGAAATTGTTCACCTAGTGCCTTATTTGTCATAATTACTAGGTATATGTATATTTCGGTAGCTGTCAACCAGATATGGTAGTACTATCTACAACTGTATGTGGAAGAAAATAAGCTAATGGTTTCTTAGTATATTGAGCTATTCTATCTAGCTTTTCTATACTTACTTTATTAGTTGCTTTTTCATATTTTTGAATTTGTTGAAATGTACAACCAGCAGCTTTTGCTAATTCAGTTTGAGTCATAAGTCTATGACCAAAAGAATCAGTTCTAGCTTGTTTAATCATTTTACCTATAAAAAAATATAGTTCGCTATTTTCTGACATTATATATTACCTTTCCTTCTTGATGCTTCTAATGTTCTCCATATTTCTATTTTCATTTCTGCAGTTCTTCTTTTATTTTTTAATTGCAGAAGTTCAATATTAAAGTCATTAATTTTTTCAATTGAAGTTACATAACTTGCAGAAGCGTAATAACTTTCGGTAGCTTTAGATACAGCTACATCTGATTGAGTTACATAAGCTCCTTTGAAATGTTTAATCATATCTCGCTGATACTCTACCTCTGCCATAAGTTTAGCAAAGGTAGTATCTGTTTCAGCTAGATAATTGATCTCATTATCTATATTCATATTACTTACTTTCTAATTGTAGGAACTCTTTAGGTGCAGCTACTGGAACACCAGAAGCTTTAAATGTAGTACCTAAATGTTTCCATACATCTTTTATATCTCTACCAGAATATAAAACATTTTTAGCTTGTTCTTCAAGTAAATCTAAATCATGTTTTACTTTAAATTTAGGTAGTTTTTCTACTGACTTTTTAGTTTCTTGTTTACAAGCTTTAGACAATATAGTTGAAACATCATCATAATCTTTAATGCTTATCTCCATTGTGCCGTAATTACCTGCCCAACCTCTAATAGAAGCCCAAGACTGAAGTTTTTGTTCAAGCTCTATTTTTTTATTTGTTTGTGCTGCAAACAATTTAGACTCATAAGATTCTTTTTGCTCTTGAAACTTTTTAAGTTTTATACTTGCTTCTTTAAAAGCTTTGATTTGAGCTTTAAGACCTAATCTTTCAACAAACTTTGGATAGTTTTTATCAGTTTGTTTCTGAGTAGCAGCTTCTATTTCTGACTCAATGTTTTGTCTTCTGTTTCTAAACTTGTCATGTATAAGTGTATCAAGATAGTTTAGTTCATTACTTCTTATTGGTTTCATATTTACCTTTCTTTTTTGTTTTAGTTGTTTTAGTGGTAACAGTTTTTTGATTAGCAAAACTATTTACCCATTTAGTGTACTCTTTCTTTTCTTTAGGTGTCATTTCTTTACACCTAATCTTTCAAAGATATTTTCTTTTTTATCTTTAAAAACATTACCAGACTTTGATTCATCACTATATTCTGAATGTGTGTAATCAGCACTATCATCAAAGTCACCTGTTTCTGTATTAATGGTAAGTGTACCATTAACAGAATACTCACCTGCAAATGAATACCATTGATTCAATCTACCTTCATCAGCATAGATTAATGATTCAAAGTTATCATCATCAAAGTCTTCGTCTTCATCAAGATCTAAAGTTTTAGTCCAGTCTACTGTCACAGATTTATCTTCTGCATAGAATACTGGGCTATCAAATGATCCTTCATCATTACCACCAGAATATTCTATTTCTACTTTAGTAATACCTTGTGTGTGTAATGCTCTTAGTACGTCTTCAATTGTCTTGTCCGACATTTCTATAACCTTTCATTGTCCATTTGGTTGGCTTGATTAGAATTGCCCAATCGTAAAAACTTGGGATCCAACCCATGTCTTCTACGATATGTCTTTCTGCAATTAATCTGACAGGAACCATTTTACCATCAGAATTTTTTATTGATGTGCCAAACTTTTGTTCGGCAGCAAAACAACCTTCAGCGTGGTGTCGCAAAGCTCTATGACTCCAGTGTGCAATAATCTTTTTAGATTCGTCAAACCAGTCATGTATAGGTTGGTAGTCTTGTGTTTTACCACCCCATTTTTTAACTGATGATACCGAATGATAATAACAATTAGCCATTCATCTCCTTTGGTTTAAATTTTTGTTTTTTAATAATAGCAACAGATCCAACTAAATTGTCGCCAGGCAAACAAGCTCTTTTAGTTCTTTGTTGCCAAGCATACCAAGCTTTAGTTGCTCTTTTGTTTGGGTAGTTTAAGTTATTAAACTTACCTTCTTCGTCTATGTGCATTTCAAATGTACCTAATTCTTCGGTATAACCTTTTGTAATTTCAATTAATTCACATCCAATAAGTTTATACAAATCAGCAAATGTAGGTTTGTTTTTAAATACATGAATGTCTTCGTTGTCATTATCTTTCCATAGTATTACATTATACATTGTCATCCTTTTGTTCTGCTCTGTCTAAATAATCTACTACTAATAATCTAACTAAAGTAGATTTAAATAGATTATGTTTGTTACAATAAACATGTAGTCTGTCATAATTTTCTTTACCTAAAGATAATCCAAACATTCCCCATTTTTCAGTATTTTTATTTCTAGTTTTTTTTCTAGGTATATAATTTAACAATTCTTCTTCAGTCATTTTTTTCCTTTGTTATTGTTTGTTTAATAAATTTTACATAGTGATTACTAATATCTATAATTAAACCAGTGAAGTATAAACCCCAGCTTAATCCAGATAATATGGCTATTAAAATATATTTTAAAAATCCAAAAAACTTAGGTATTACCCCTTCTACATTTGTGCGTAGATTTTTTGCTTTTTCTTTGATAACGGACATCATATAGCTATACCTTTCATAGTTATTTCTTTCTTTCTGTTTAAAGCTATCTCATTTCTTGGGATAGCTATGTGCGTTGCTTAATCCCCACAGTGCAACGCAACTGTGTGTTTATCGTAGAACAAGGGAGCAGTAATGAACTGACTAATCTTCTACGCTAGGATTCTCTAATTCATACAATGCTACTAAATGCTTTAATCTTTCATTAAAGTTATAACATTTAATATCTTTAGTATTTTTATAAGCTAATGCTTCTTGCTCTAGAAAATATAGTTTTAATATATGTTGTAAATCAAATATCTCTTTAAAACTTATCTTCATGTTTAGATACTTTGTAGTCGTATCTTGCTTCTTCTGCATTTGATCTATGCTCCTCTATGTCGCCAGGTGAATCTACTCCTAGTCTAGTTATACCAGAAATAAATTCATCCATTTCAATTCTGCATTCTGCATAATCAAATTGCAACTTAGCTAGTTCATCTATTATATGTTGTTTGTATCTAGTCATCTGTCCTTTTGGTTATCTGGTAGTCCTGTTAACATTGTCATGACACCAGCAAAACTAATTAAGATCCCTAATACATAGTGATCAGAATGTATTGCTGTTATCATACCTAACATACCTAATATAAGTCCTGTAAGTGTCATCATGATTCTCATAAGTACTTCCATTAGTTATACCAGTTTTCTTTACGTTGTTCATTCTTAACAACTTTGTAAGGTAATTCAACCTTAGTAGGCATATGCTTTGCTACAGCAAATATCAAACCTAGAATGATTCTAATCGGCAACATGATTGCAATCCAAATCCATTTGGCAGCAACATTCATTAGCCAGTTTTGTAGTTTTATTAACATAGTATTCTCCTTTGTTTATTATTGTTAGAGTTTCGGCAGCAACGCCTAATGATTTTCAACGCCGAACGTTTTGAAAATAGGCTCTTAGCGAGAAAAAAAGCCCCATACCCAATGATGAGTACAGGGCTTAATTATCTAATTATTTCTGACCTAAAGCTTCTTTAAGTCTTGCAACATTATATTCTTTCATCTGTTTAGTTACATCTTTGGCAGCAGTTCTGCTTTGAGGCATAAACTTTTTACCAAATGTCACTTCATAACAGATATGAAACTCATTTAATATTGCTTCTGCTCTTTTGATATTAACTTCTTGAGCATCTCGTCTAAATATTAACTTATCAACATTTAGTTTAGTGATCTCATTGCCAACATCTTCTCTCATAGCATTCTTCATAAGATCTCTAGTTTTATCTAAAGATTTTATACATTGTTCATGATGTCTTTGGAATACACCAATAATACTATTAGCATTCCATTCAGCCAACATTGTCCAATCTTGATGATCTGCAAATGGTGAAATTACTGTATCGAAAAAAGTCTTAATACCAGACTTCATATCAACACAATCTAACACATCTTCCATATCACCTAGTCTGCTATCAGAATAGTCTTGTTGATTTAGTTCACTAGCCATCATATTTAACTCCTTTTGTTATATTATTAATTTCGCTATTCAGTTCATTAACTTTATCATAGTCACATTTCACTATAGCTTCTTCTTTTAACATTGATAATTCAAGCACTCTTTTCTTATCATGCTCATCAACTATCAACTCATAGTATTTAACGTACTCCATAGTAACCTTTCTGTTTATCGTTTATTATATACCAACAGTGCCTAACGCACGTGGTATCGCTAAGTAAACAAGGGGAGTACTCGCCACTCAATAGCTCGACACCCTTTAGGGTGTGGCGTTCATGTCCCTTGTGGACATTACGCCCTATTGAATGGATGAGGGGATTCCTTGTTATACTCCAGCGATTACGTGTGTAGAGGGGGACCCATAGCAATAATGAGCAACAGCGAATGGTAGCGAAGCTAATTGCGTATGGGGTTCTAAGCGTTGCCTTTGGCAACTCCATTACTTGCGACCAGGATCGTTACCCTTTAGGGACAAGACCGAAGGGCTTGGGTGCAAAGCACTAGAGCCTGTTAGTCGCCATACAACATCTAGTTATGTGAGTTTGATATATCACTAAAGGTCTGTTATTTGTCTTGACACAAGGAAAATTAATATCTACGTACCTATAAGGGTAGAATAAATAAGTGTTATGAAAGACGATCTTACAGAGAAACAACGAGCATTAGTAGATACTATCGTAGCTACTGGGTGTAGTATAACTGAAGCTGCTAAAACAGCAGGATATTCAACGAATGTTAGTAAAGATTCAGCGAGAGTAAGTGCTTCTCGCACACTACGTTTACCAAAGGTACAACAGTATATGCAACAACGTGTGGCACAAACTCTTGGACTTGGGGCAGTAAGTGCGAGTAGGAAGATGATCGAGCTATCCAGTGGAGCAAGGAGTGAATACGTTCAACTAGAAGCTAGTAGAGATATTCTCGATAGAGTAGGGTTGAGAGCACCAGATAAGGTGAGTCACAACATACAGGGGGATATTAAGATTAATATTGATTTAACGTGAGGCGTTGGTATGCACCCACTCCATGTAGACTCGCAGAGTCGGAGGGTGGGGGCAAAAATCATCAGCCATAGCTGACGAGGCGACTATCACGGACAACAGGGTTCAAAAAGGTACACATGGCAAAGCAAAAGTTTACACATTTTATACCACGAGATAAGCCTAAGAAAAGAAAGGGCGTTCATACAAAGAGTCTGAACAAATCAAAAAAACTACAACAGAAACAAACTAGGTACAAAGGGCAAGGGCGTTAGCATTGCTAAGTGCGTTTCAAAATTTTTTTTAGTTCTATAAGGTTCTTCCTTCCAACAAACAAAGGAGAGAACATGAATTACAAAGTAAACATATGGCAAGATGACACTCTCAAAAGAGAGATTGTATATTCAGCCGATAATGATATACAAGCAATACAGATGGCTAGTGCTGCAACACCAGATGGATGCAGATCAACATACGAACAAGTAATGGAGGATAAATGCCCTACGGAAAAGGAACCTATGGTTCAAAAAGAGGAAGACCTGCTGCAAAAAGCAAGTTAAGTTCAAAACAAAAAACATTACCAGATGCCTTGAAAAAAAAGATCATGGCTAAAATGAAAAAGAAAAAGTAATGGCGACAAAGAAAGAAAGAGAACATATGAGGTGGGTAGCTGAGCTTGGCTGCTATGTTTGCGAAAGACCAGCTAACCTACATCATATAAGACCCCCTGGAACTGGCATAGGAAGGCGTACAAGCCACTTCCACGTAATTCCCTTATGTCATGACCATCATCAAGGTAACTTCTCTATACACATGGCTAAGAAGGCATTTGAAGAAAAGTTTGGCAAAGAAGAAGAAATACTTAAGATAGTTTTAGAAAGGGTAGAAGAATTAAAATGTCGTTCCTCAATAATCTAAGTTTAAAAGATCGTAAACGATTACGAACTATTGTTAAGAAAGTACATTTAAAAAATTACCCAACACATATGATAACAGACTATGAAGCTGATAAACTTGTTGAAGCTTTTGGTGAAGAAACTATATACAATCTGTTAAAAGCAAATGTTGGTGTAAATGTCGATTAACTTTAAATACAAACCAGAAGGCGATACTCTTAAAAAGTTTATGAAGTCAGAAGACTTCTTTAGAGGACTTCGTGGTCCAGTAGGTTCTGGAAAATCGGTAGCGTGTTGTATTGAAATATTTAGACGAGCTTTATTACAAAAGAAGAATGCAACAGGTAAAAGAAAATCTAGATGGGCTGTGATTAGAAATACAAATCCACAGCTTAGAACTACAACAATCAAAACATGGTTAGATTGGTTTCCAGAAGAAACCTGGGGTAACTTCGCCTGGAGTGTTCCTTATACTCATAGAATCTTAGTTGGTGAACTTGATGTAGAAGTTATCTTCTTAGCTCTTGATAGACCAGAAGATGTTAAGAAATTACTATCATTAGAATTGACTGGCGTTTGGGTTAATGAAGCAAGAGAAATACCCAAATCAATTATAGATGCTTGTACTATGAGGGTAGGAAGATTTCCTAGTATGAGAGATGGTGGAGCTAGTTGGTATGGAGTTATAGCTGATACCAATGCACCAGAAGAAGATCACTGGTGGCCGATCATGGCAGCAGATGTACCTGTACCAGATCACATCTCTCGAGATGAAGCTTTAATGTTAATTAAACCAGACAACTGGAGTTTCTATACACAACCCCCTGCTTTGCTAGAAAACAAAGATAAGGATGGATTTATAAGTGCATATGAAGATAACATTAAATCAGAAAATAAAAAAAACCTAACCCCAAAATATTATAACAATATTATTAGAGGTAAAACAAAAGGATGGATAGATGTTTATGTTTTAAATAAACTAGGATCTATTGAAGAAGGTAAACCTGTGTATCACAGCTTCAAAGAAGAATTACACATAACAAAAAATAAAATAGATTTAATACCAGGACAACCAATATGGATTGGAGTTGACTTTGGATTAACTCCTGCTGCTGTCTTTGGTCAAAGAACTACAACAGGTAAATGGAATATTATTAATGAGCTTGTTTGTTTTGAGATGGGTGTAATTAGATTCTCAGAATTACTGAGAGGAGAACTTGCAAAATTATATAAAGGACATGAGATTATGATCTATGGAGATCCTGCTGGAGATTTTAGATCACAAACAGATGAAAGAACTCCATTTCAAATTATGAGAAACTGTGGATTAAAAGCTATACCTGCACCATCTAATGATGTTGCTTTAAGAATAGAAGCTGTTGATTCTACACTTTCAAGATTAGTAGATGGATCACCAGGATTTATTATGAGTACTGATTGTATCAATCTTAAAAAAGGTTTTAATGGTGGTTATCATTATAGAAGACTACAAGTATCTGGAGATAGATATGATGAGAAACCATTAAAGAATAGATACTCTCACGTTCATGATGCTTTACAATATTTAATGATGGGAGCTGGTGAAGGTAGAACAATGATGTCTGGTAAAATACAAACACAACCAACTGTTGCTAAGAAACAATGGGATGTATTTCAAAAGCCAGGTACAAGTAAAAGGAAAGTATGGGACATATTCAAAAGGAATGGTTAGTATATTTTTATGAAGCAGATGAATATCCTTATCCAGAATGGTTACAGTTTTTAAAAAAAGGTTTTAAACATTGTGGAGCTTTAAATTTTGATCCAGAAAAAAATTTATGGATTCATTTAGAATATACACACGCAGGAATAAAACATAGCTTAGTAAATCCAGAACAACTTGAAACTATGTTATTCTATTTGAAAGACTACAAAGTATTAAGATGTCCAGAAAAAGAACAATGGCAGCTCTTTAGAATAAAAGATATGACCTGCGTTTCTTTTATAATGCGTTTAATAGGATTCTATAAATGGTATATCTTAACTCCTTATCAACTTTATTGTGCGTTGATAAAAGCAGGATATAAGTCATTTAATGAAAAAAGTAAGGATCCAAATGTCAAAAATTGAAAAGAAACAAAAATCTGTACAAGAAATCATTGATGAAATGAGAGATCTTCATGAACAAGAAGATGATCTTTTAAGAGAAATGGAAGCTAATATGGGTTCGTTAACTTCTCAAGATTTACATGATATGGATGATGAGGAGTTATAATGGGTTCAATATTTAAACCAAGTCCACCACCAGCACCAAGAGCAGATCCTGCAATCGCAGAAGCTAGAGCAGCAGAAGAAAGACGAGCTGCTGAATTAAAAAAACAACAAGAAACTTATAGCAAGAAAGTTGCTAAAGGAGTTATTGGTTCTAGATCATTATTTGGTCAAGCAGGTGGTAGAGGTTTCTTTGGATAATGGTAGCAAAGGTATATCAGAATCCTAAAGGTGGACTGAATGCTAGAGGTAGAGCTTTCTTTAAACGTAAAGATGGATCTAACTTAAAAGCACCAGTTAAAAAAGGTAAGAATCCTCGAAGGGTTTCTTTTGCTGCAAGGTTTGCAGGAATGAAAGGACCAATGAAGGATAGTAAAGGCAGACCAACTAGAAAAGCTTTAGCATTAAAAGCTTGGGGCTTTGGTAGTGTGGCTGCAGCAAGAAGTTTTGCAAACAACAATAAGAAAAAATCTTAATGGCTGTTGCAAAAAAAACTAAACCTGCTTTATGGGCAAGAGCTAAAGCTCAAGCCAAAGCAAAAATGGGGGGCAAACACAGTGCTAGGGCTATGCAACTTGCTACAAAGATTTATAAGAAAGCAGGTGGAGGCTATAGAGGATCTAAGTCTTCATCAAACAAACTCAGCAAATGGGGAAAACAAAAATGGCAAACAAGCAGTGGTAAAAAATCAGAAGGCAAACGAAGATATTTACCTAAGAAAGCTTGGAAGGCTCTTACGGCTAAAGAAAAATCAGCAACTAACGCTGCTAAAGCACGTGGAAACAAAAAGGGAAAACAATTCGTTAAACAACCAAGAAGTATCGCAGCGAAAACTAAGAGATTTAGAAGATGAAATATATAACTAAAATAATTATGAAAATAAAAGTTTTTATTGTAAAACTTAAAAACAAGTGGAATAAAAAATAATGGATTATACAGTAGACACTACACCATCAGTAAATACATCAGATAAAGCAAATGCTATCTTAGAAAAATATAAAGAAGCTGTATCTGTTAAAGATCATTGGAGAGAAAAGTTTGAAGAAGCTTATGAGTATTGTTTACCTAATAGAGAATCTTTTTATGATGAATCGCCAGGACAAAGAAGAACTGATAAAATTTTTGATGAAACTGCTGTAGTAGGTGTACAAGAATTTGCATCAAGATTGCAATCTGGTATCGTACCTACATTTGCAAGATGGGCAGATTTTCAAGCAGGTGTTGAAATACCAGATGAGCAAAAATCACAAGTTAATTTACAGTTAGATAAAATTACAGAATACGTTTTTGAAGTATTACAAAACTCAAACTTCAATCAAGAAGTACACGAATCATTTATGGATCTTGCTGTTGGTACTGGATGTATGTTAGTTGAAGAAGGTGATGCTATTAATCCTGTAAAATTTACAGCTGTACCATTACCTAAAGTATGTTTATTAAATGGACCAGATGGAAAGATTGATACAGTATATAGAACTAGAAAAGTAAAACCAGAACACATTAAAGTTTTATATCCTAAAGCTGTAATGCCAGAAAATTTTGATTTGCTTCAACAAAAAAAAGAATTAACAATTATAGAAGCTGTATATAAAATTTATGAAGAAAATGTAGAAAAATATAAATACTGTGTAGTATTAGATAATCCTAAAGCAGTTATCTTTGAAGAAGAATATGAAGGTGAAGGATCTAATCCTTANTTAGTATTTAGATGGAATAAAGCATCTGGTGAAGTTTATGGTAGAGGACCAATATTTAATGCAATGGGAGCTATNAAAACTTGTAACTTAACTGTTGAGTTAATATTACAAAATGCACAGATGTCAGTATCTGGAGTTTATACTTATGAAGATGATGGTGTAATTAATCCAGACAACATAGCGTTAGTACCTGGATCTTTAATACCAGTAGCTCCAGGATCAAGAGGATTAAGTGCAATTCAATCTGCATCTAATTTTGATGTAGCTCAATTAGTATTAAATGATATGAGGCAAAATATTAAAAAAGCTTTATACATGGAAGCTCTTGGAAGACCAGAAGGAACTCCAATGACAGCAACAGAAGTTTCTGAAAGAATGGCAGATCTATCAAGACAGATAGGTTCTTCTTTTGGAAGATTACAATCTGAATTTATACATCCATTATTAAAAAGAATTATTAGAATATTATCTAAACAAGGTAGAATAGAATTACCTAAAGTTAATGGTAGAGAAGTTAAGATAGGAGCTAGATCACCATTAGCTCAAGCTCAACATATGCAAGATGTTTCTGATGTAAATAGATTTAACGAAATTATTGCAGGTACTTTTGGTCCACAAATGATTAATGTTATTGTTAATCAAAATGAAACTGCTAAGTATCTAGCTGAGAAAATGAATTTGCCTGAAAAACTTATTCGTGATGAAGAAGAACAAAAGCAAATAGTACAACAGATTAGTCAGTTACAAACTGCACCTAAAGAAGGAGAGATACCACAATAATGGGAAAAAATATGAAACACTATTTTCGAAATGGTAAAGAACATAAAGGTAGTAGTCATAAAATGTCAAATGGTAAATTACATACTGGAGCTACACATAGCAAAACAAGTAAACCTTTATTCCATTTTGCAAAACTATCTACAGCTGCTAAAAAAACTGCGAGGTCATAATGAGCTGGGATGGACTTAAAGAAAAAAGACCAATTCCTGCAAGATCTATTGATGGTTACGTTAGAGAAGACGAAGTTGAACGTAATCTTAATAAAACTTTTGCAGGTGTATTCAAGGGTGAAGATGGAAAAAAAATTCTTGAGTATATTAAATCAATTACAACTGAAGCAGTTGCTGGTCCAAATATAGACAGCAATGGATTATTTCATTTAGAAGGAATGAGATTCCTTGCAGGTGTAATACAAACAAGAATAAAAAAAGGAGAACAAGATGGTAGATGATAATGCAACAGCACCAATCGCCACAGAAGCACAAGAGCAAACTGTAAGCGATAAACCAGAATTTGTACAAGATAAATTTTGGGATGCTGATAGAAAAGAAGTTAACTTAGAAAACTTAGCTTCAAGTTATAATGCTCTTGAGAAAAAATTAGGCTCAAGAACAGAAGATCTGTCTAAACAAGTTAGACAAGATTTAGAACAAGAAAGACTTGGTAAAACACCAGAAGAATATAAAGTCAATGTTCCAGAACTTCCAGAAAATGTAGATGTATCTGTATCAGATGATATGGAAATAGTACAATGGTGGAAAGATACAGCTAAAAAGAATGGCTTATCTCAAGAACAATTTGATGAAGGTGTTAATGCTTTTGTAACAAATGCAATGGCAACTTTACCAGATGTAAATGTTGAAATGGAAAAGTTAGGAGATTCATCTAAAGAAAGAGTTGAAGCTGCTGAGCTTTGGTCGAAAAAGAATTTATCACCAGAAGCTTATAGTACTTTTTCAAGTATAGCATCAACAGCTGATGGTGTAAAAGCAATAGAAGAAATAATGAAGATGACTAAAGATAGTCCTATGCCTACAACACCAACACAAGTATCTGTAACTCCAGACTTAGGAGATCTTAAATCTATGATGAATGATCCTAGATATTATGATCAAAGTAAAAGAGATGACAGTTATATTAAGCGTGTAACAGAGCTGTATGAAAAAGCATACGAAACAAAAAAATAATTTTAAGTATAAAAAACTTAAAAAAGATTTGCATTGGCTAGATGCAATTAGTGATACAGGTTGGGTTAGTAAGTCTGATATGGATGAACAAGAACCTGCTAAAGCTGTATCTAGTCAAATGTGGATATACAAAGAAACCAAAACATATATCACATTGTTTGGTACATATTCCTACGATAAAAAAGGTAATTTAGAATTTGGAGAAGTAATTACTATTCCTAAAGTATGGATGTAATTGTGCGTTGTTTAAATAATTAAACAAATCTATTTCTATATCAAGACCTTAAAAATGTTTAATGTTTGCCTTTAATTAGATAACAAACCTGCATTTGTAAGATAATCGGAAATAACGTAACTTAACAACAAACAAAGGACAATAAAATGGCAACATCAATAACAAATGCCTTTATTACTCAGTTTGAAGCAGAAGTTCACATGGCTTACCAAAGAATGGGTTCTAAGTTAAAGAATCTTGTAAGAACTGTGAATGGTGTTAACGGTAACACTGTTAAGTTTCAGAAAGTTGCAAAAGGTGCAGCTAATACTAAAGCAAGACATGCTGAAGTAGTAGCAATGGATCTTTCACACAGTAATGTGTCAGCAACTTTAACTGATTACTATGCAGCTGATTACGTTGACAAGCTAGACGAGTTAAAGGTAAACATTGACGAAAGACAAATAGTTGCACAATCTGCAGCATACGCTTTAGGTAGAAAAACTGACAGTGTATTAACTGGGATTATGAATGGAGCTACGACTCTTGCGAACAACTCAACTGGAACAGGTACTGGAATGAATCTTGGCAAAGCAACAGCTATGATGGAACTTTTCAATACTAATGATCTTCCAGATGATAACCAAAGATACTGGGTAGTAGGACCAAAACAATGGTCTGATCTACTGGCATTAGATCAATTCTCTAGAGTAGAATATGTAGGCGAAGGTGAGCTTCCATATGCTGGAGGAATGACTGCAAAAAGATGGTTAGGATTCTTATGGTTTGTACACAGTGGACTAGAAACTTCTGGTTCTACTGATAGACATACTGTAGCTTTCCACAAATCATCACTGGGCTTAGGAATAGGTTCTGATGTTAAAACTGAAGTGAACTACATACCAGAAAAGGTTTCTCACTTAATTACTTCTATGCTTAGCATAGGTGGTACATTAGTTGATGGCAATGGTATTAGAGTTCAAAAATGTGCAGAATAATAGGAGCATAATATATGGCATACGCAACTGACAACCCAATCAAAAAGATTGCAGAAGCAGGTGGTAATTCAGTATTCTTCTATATAGATGGAGATGCTATCGGTACTATCGATAACTCTGATTACTTCTTAGCTGCAAAAGATGAAGTTAAACAAGGTGATATTATCATTTGTACATCTGGTATAGGTGGAACAATTGCAGTAGACATGTTAGTAATAACATCAGCTACTGGTGCAGCAGCAATTACAACTGCTGTCTTAGCATAATACACTAA